ACGTTCTTCACTGCCTAGATGTTTAACTTGAACCATCATAGGCTGGCGCTTAAGCCAAGCACCATAAGTCTCTACTGGTGGTAAGCTACCATCAACAAGTTTTTCAGAAGTTTCTTTTAACTTGTTAACTTTTACTCTTGTATCTTCTGCCTCAGCAGCCTTTAATAGTTCTTCCTTGTTCTTTAGAACAGGAACCATAGAGCTACGGCAATTCCAGTGAAGTGGTGGTCTAAATCTTAGATCATCAATTTTGTATACTTGACCATCATGGTGCGCACAGATTCTTGAAGTTCTATTGTCTAGTACAGCAGTAAATCTGTAACCCTTTAAAACCTCTTTATTACGATCCATTACTAAATTAAGCGCCTGTGCTTGTGTATTAGTAATAGCAGTCCTAACCAAAACCTTAGCCTGAACCTCAGTCAAGGTGGTTGTCTTAATTACATCTGCAATAATTTCTTTTACTGGCTTATTGTCTGCTAAACCAGATTTAATCTTTCCATCAATCCTAGCAAGCTCACTCGTACCAACAGTATCAAAGTGATCTCTTAAGCTTCTGGATGCTGTAATATTAGGTCCAATAAGCTTTGGAATAGCATCGCTACCCCTAGGCTTCTGAACTCTGAAGAATGAACCAGCACTCTTCTCTAAATTGTTAGCATGAAAGCTTACAGAGGCATCTGCATAATCACTAACTGAATTCTTAGCAATCATGTGCAACTCTTTTGTTGCTCGAGTTACCTCTGGCTTTACATCTGCCTTAATGTTCTTTGTTAAGAGTACTCTAAGGCGCTTTTGATGTCTACGAATACCCCTACTTACATTAGTAGAGGTTTCCGCTTCATATAGTCTTGTATCAGCTAAGTGCTGTACAATTCTGTCATAAATTTCCGTATTAATAGGAGTTGGCATATTTCCCCTTGATACCATACAATATATGCATCAAGGATGCCCGTATTATACAGTGTTGTCGTTGTCATCGTCCCTATTGTTAGGGCGCATATTATCTGTGTCTGAGATAGAAGAATCTATGCTCATTGCCTTAGTGTCTACTAGAGGGTCACTTTGAATTTCTGCTATGCCATCTTCATCGTTATACTCAGCTGGGAGTACATCATTGAACTTAGCAATAGAAATAAATGTAGAACGTGGAATAATACCTTGCTGGTACCACTCTGTAACTAGTCTCATCCAGTCTGCGCCTACAGGAGTAGGATTAAAGTCAGCGCTTAATGTGAACTTAACATCTGTCGGAAGAACATCGATATTGTATTTCCACTTAAGCATTACTGTAATGATCTGTCTCATTGTCTCTGAGATACGAGTATTGAGCATACCTAGTTGAGCAGTCTGAGCAGCATTACGAATTTCTAGACTCACTCCTGACTCACCTGAAGAACCTTCTGGCGAGAGCATACGAATGCCCATACGAGCCATTTCTTCAATAGTGGCCGCAATAGCCTTTTCCATATCCGCTAAAGCGCCTGTTGGAGTATCTAATGCTTTAATATCGTCTCCAGCACGGAGTTTAATCCATGAGCCTAGACCCGCCTCTACAATAGTTTCAAAATCTTCATCAGTCATATCTGACATGACTACTGGAGTGTATGTGGCTGCACCATAGAGTAAGTGATTACGTCGGCTAATCTTATTGTACAGAGCAATCTCACGATCAATCAATGATTGTAGGATTGGCTCAACAGGATCAATCTGACCATTCAATGGATAGGCTGGAATGAAGTTCATTCTCTCACCGTTCATCAGAGGTACTTCTGTACGTGTCTTTGACCATGCTGCATTAGCGTTGTCTGTTTGATACTTGGATGTAACGTTACCATTAATAACACTTACAGACTCATTAGTGTCTCGTGTGTAAGTATCTACAACAAGTAATCCTGACTCATCTAAATAATAGTGAGTAACAGTGTCTACATAGTCTGGGTGGAATTCATTTTTAGAATAGTCTTCCATATAGTAACGGAAAAGTAAACTCGTTAATACTTGTTTGTTAGTATTACGGTCTTGACCCCTACGCCAGTTAATAATGTTCTCTGCTTGAATAAGCATCACGTATGGTGACAAGGCTTTAGCCTCCTCCATAGTGAGAGCGTCTGGATTAGCTACTGTGGGGTAGTCTACTAAGCACCAAGCTCTAGACGACTGTAGCTCTTCCCAAATAGCCGCATCTAAAAAGCCATGTAGTGAAGTACCATCAGCACCAAAAGAAGTGCGAATCCAGTCTTCAGTTCCTTCAGGAAACATATTCTCTGGAAGCTCAATAGCTGCTTGCTTACGTAATAAGCCGCCTACAAGAACTTTAGCATACTGTGCTGTTAGTCCAGGAAGCTCACCTTCAGCACGATAAAAGTTGTACTGCTGTGAACTCATTGTAGGGGAGAAAGGTAATAGTAAGTTATTGTACGTTACGGTATCAATCGAGTCATCATATGCTCTTGCATGAGTCTGTCCATTAAGAACAGCTCTAGCCCTCTCCCAGAGAGGCCGCATAGACTCATATGCTGCGTTAGGATCCCCAAGGCTCTTCGTCTTAGCCTTTGATGGGGTCGTTGTTAGGTTTGCCATTTAAAGTTTCTCCTCCATAAGCATCCTAACAATCTTCGCAACGATGTCTGAGCGAACAATATCGTCTACACCAAACTCGATGATAGGAATGTCAATGTTATGTTTCTTGCATAGTTGGACAAATTTTAGAATGTCCTTACCACTGTTAATATCACTCTGGGCAGGATCGCCACAAAGGACCATTTTAGAGTTCTCACCAAGGCGTGTTGTAATCGCCTTTAACTCTTCAAATGTTAAATTCTGACACTCGTCAACAATGACAAGTGAGTTTTCATAAGATCGACCACGAATAGTTTCTAATGGTTGGATCTCGATTGAACCTTTGTTTACTAAGTATTGATAGAAGCCTAACCCGAAAGACTTCTCTAAAACACTAGTAATTGGCATTAACCAAGGAGCCATCTTATCAGCGATGGTCCCTGGAAAATGTCCTAAAGATTTTCCCGTAGCTACGTTAGCTCTACTTAAAATTATTTTGTCATACTTGCCTGTTAAGAACAAGGATGCTACCATAGATGAGGAGCAATAAGTTTTACCTGTACCAGCGCAGCCAATAGTGACAGTGATAGGGTAATGACGAATTGCAGTAAGGAGATTGTCCTGTTTGTCATTCTTAGGTTGAACGTGGAATGGCTTTGGAGCCTTAATAACTTTAACATTAGATTGGTAATCCTCAATATGTGATACTTGAGCTTGTTTCTTTGGAACTCTACGGGTTTTTTGCATTAGCTAAATCCTTACTTCTTTGGTACCGCAGTACCTTCTAGCTTTTTATGGGTTTTAATTTCTTTACAGACTTCCTTAGTCTTTCCAGTTTTAGGGTCTTTAGACTCCTTACAGACTTTCTTTGTTGTTGGTTCAGCTGAATGTACAGCAGGTACAACAAACAAAAGAGCAAAAATTAATGCTAATTGTTTCATTTTAATCCTTTAAATAGGAGGATGTTCTGCGGGAGGCGGAGCTAGCTTACCACCATAACCTGTAGTTACCTGCGGTTGTGGAGGTGCTGGAGGTGGCGAAGCTTGTTGCATAGGTGCACTTTGAGAGGTAGCCATAGGCTGACTTGGAGGTGGTGTTGATGCCACTCCTGCCATCTTCTCTTGGCCCCTTGACCACGCAGTAATACCTAGTACAGCACCCATAGCCATATGGAACAACCCACCACCCTGAAGGGTTAATGGAGCCCACTGCCTAAAGGCATCATTTTGAACAGCAGTTTCCCAGAACTGTACAACTGTAAACATAATAGGAAACAAGATAAAGTCAGACGCACAAACACACATGTACATCATAGCCATTAGTGGACGCCATTTCTTTTGCATCCAACTCTCTTCTTCTTTCTTAGGAGCTTCGTGACTAGCGTCAGCTACCTTAATTTCTTCTGACATAAGAATTCCTTAAATTGTTAGTGGTAGCCACAACCATACGGCTTGTGACATTAGCAGTGATGCTACAGCACCTACGCCAATACTGGCTCTGAATAGATTACGATTAACAGCAAGAATAGATGCGGTTAGTAATACGATAGCAATCTGGAATAGTGATCCTGCATAGGTATAGAATGGAGAACGTTGTTTAGCTACTGCTCTCTCAGCCTCTAGCTTACGGGCCTTGGCCATAAGTTCTTTCTTGCCTTCGCCTGTAGCAGGCTCAGACTCATACCTATCGATTTTCTTTTGTAAAGCATCAGCCTTCTTCTTATCACCCTTAGCCAGAGCGTTCTCTTGAGAGATCTCAGCTAGTCGACCTTTGATGTCTTTAGCTTGATAGAATGACCAAGTGTTGTTTGCATCGATTGTATTGTTTAATACCTTAGAACTATTAGATCCACCCATAAGAGTGTTAATAGCTAGCAATGCAGCAAGCACTGTAATAACCCAGCCAGCTTTGTCTTTTAATAGAGCTTCTCTCTCGCTTCTGCTTAGAGGTTTTTGTTCTGTCATAATGCTCCTTAGAAAGGTAAATATTTGTTGATTAAGCCATTAACGATTCTGTCTGAGAGATCATTTGGTAGGAACTTAAGGAAACCTAGAAAGTATAAACCTACAGCACCATAACAAAATATTTTAAAGCATAGGTCTGCAGTCTTTTGATACTCGTTCATCGTCCACACCCACTTGGAGGACATAGATTGCTAAGTTCGTTAATACCAACAAACAATAGAAACAATACAAAGAATACAGCACCAATAGCAATAGCTATTTGTGTATAATACTCTTCATCCTCTTTAGCCTTCTTCTCTGCATCTTTAAGCTTTCGTATAGCAATGGCATCATCACGATCCATTTCAGCCTGACGAGCCTTAATTTTATTCCATACATCAATCTTACCTGTCTGCATAAAGAGCATCTTTAGTTCCTCCTCGAATGCTCGAGCTTGTTCAAGAGCCATTTCGATTTGCAGTGCAGTGCCCATATTAGAGCCTTTGCCAGACTGTTTAGCCTCGATCATAGCTCTAGTGGCTACACTCTTGGCATCAAACATCTTACCTATCATAGGGGCTAGGGAGCCCAGATCATTGGCTACTTTACTAGCCTTCTTAACCATGCTAATTGCTGATTGTATACCAGCAAGAGCTGTCATTGGATCAATCATTTTCTTTTCCCTTTATCCGTTTTGTCATTGTTCTTCCACTTTAAACAACTGACCTTACGGT